GTTTCTATTAACGACGACGTTCTTGAATACGTGCTGCTTTTCCGCGCAAGTTGCGGATGAGGCATATGATATTCGATAAAATTCAAGAGGTGTGTTTTTATTGATATTATAGTGTTTTCGAAGGCTTCACAAGTTGAATAAAGAACAACTAATGACGAACCAAGCGATTTTTTCGCTCCCTATTCGCTCCCTATTATGTATTTTGGGCAAAAAAATTAGCCCACCCCGAAAGGTAGGCTTGTTTTGATTATTCTTCAAAATGCATCGCACCGTTTTCGTCTACATAGACTGCTGCACGTTCTAACATTTCGCCATTTTCGTTGAAATAGTACCATTTGCCATTGATGTTCCGAACTTCTTTGGAAATCATATCCCCATTGGATTCGTTGCAATAGTACCATTTATCAAAATACTGAATCCAACCTGTTTGCATTTCACCAAGATTGTTAAAGTAATACCATTTTCTGTTGATGTTTTGCCAACTTACAGCCATATATCCTCCTGGCTTTAACCAATACCATAGCCCTTGCTCATCTTGATACCAAGTATTTTCAAGAGCATATCCATTGTTATCAAACCTGAAGTAACTTCCGTTAATCTTCTCCCATTTATCCTTAGGATAAGAACCATCGGCATTTCTATACCACCATCCTTTTTCGTCTTCAACCCAACCACTAGTACGTTGAACTGTTTCGGAGTCAGCAGCATAGTTTGGACGAATATATCCAACCATACCAGTATAAGAACGAGTACGATAACGAGCGGGTCCACCCACTTCTAAGTAGTCCCGATTTCCATCAACGTTTTGCTCAATCGTTTTGAGAGTAATTCCATCCGAATCCTCAATAACTACACCCGTATGCCCGTAAGGCGAACCTGGAACAGACATTACAAAGATATCTCCGGCTTTAGCAATTACGCCGTCACCTTCATAGATAATATCAAGTCCTTGTGCTTTAGCAGAATCAAGTAAATCAATCGCATTCCCATTAACTATTTTTCCAGTTGCTTCATACATCACTTTGGCTACTAAATCCCAACATTGCCAGCCGTACCAGCCGTCGAAGTTAACACCGATGTTATTATCTGCTAAATTTCTTACATAATCAATTGCTTGTTTTAAAGTAAACATCTAAATTCCTCCTTAAAAAAATACCTCGCCAAATAAATGGCAAGGTATAAGTAAAAAACCACCCACAAAATTGTGAGTGGTTAGATATGATATGCTTATAATAATTTGGTTGGGCGGCGTATCCAACATCTCAGGTACCATTACTGGTGCGTCAGGTGCCTTTCTGACCTCAAACTATTATTCATTACATCCATAATATACCATCTTATTTACGTACTGTCAAACTTACGAATTCGACCATTTTGCAACATTCTTTCTAACTTCGAATCTTTGACATCGTAAAGTGAAGCGACATAAAATTTGTTATTCTTTTGATCTAGCTTCACTGCCACTAAAACATTGTCTTCTAAGGTTTTTATGCATTCAAAGCTGGTTCCATGACCATTTCTATTCTTACCGACAAAATTAGGATGACTTAGAATTTCTGGAATGTTTGGAATGTATTTTATCATATCTTTATGGTTTCGCTTTTTCATGTGTTTAGATAAATTCGATTCAGAAACTTCAATTATTTCTACATCACTAACAATTTCTAAATCTGTTTTTATTTTTAAGTCAATTTGTAATGAATACTTCATATCATATCCTCCTATTTTATTATAACATACTTTAATTCATATTTTTCAAATCATTATACCCATTCACAACTGACTCAATGAGTACTCGTTTGCTTTCCTCGTCTAATACGATACCGTTCTTAGCTAGTTCACTAGATAAAAATTTGCTAGCTTGTTCAAATTTATCTTGGCTCGCATCATGTACATCTTTAAAGATTTGTTCCACAGCGTTCACAACTGTATGAGTGATAGATTTTGCCAATTCGTAGTTCTTAGCATCTGTTTTGGCCTTTAATTCGCTTGCCTTTGTTTGGATGAAACTTTTCAATCCTGTAAATGCTAGTCCTACTAATACGACTAATACGCTTACGATTCCATTAATGATTGTTGTTTGTAATTGTTCCATAATTAAACATCCTCTTCCTTATTTGTAATTTTCTTAAATTTATTTTCTTGTTGTTTTCGCATTGTCTGTAAATACGGTTTAAGTGATTCTGGGAACGGCAATCCTAACGCCTCCCAATTTTCAGCAAGCGATACTGCATAGCTAAAAATAAAAAATAAGCATGTAGTTACACCGATTTCTCGATGCCCTAATGCTCTAGCGTACATAGCAGTCACAATTACTACAGCGCAAACCAACGCGTGTCTTAGAAGGCCGTTTGTACTGGTTTTGCTATCAAATCTTTTCAATTTAAAAGCCTTGATGTACCCAGAAATGACATCGAAACAAATCAACCAAAACAAGATTTGAATGTATGGACTGCGCATCAATCCTTCTAAATGCATTTTTAACACATGAAATTCTACGTCTAAATTTATCATTATTACAACTCCAAAATCTCTACCGTATTGCGATATTTCTTGATTTCTTCTCTATAATTAGAATTATCTTGTTCTAATCGTTGAATCTCATCATTCAAACTTTGAGATTTCTGATCAAGTTGAGCCTTCTCAATCCCTAGTCGGTTGATTTCATTTTGTTTTTCTTTTACATTATTTTCTAACAAAGTGATTCTATTTTTAATTTGTTCTAACTCCATAATATTACCTCCTTAAATCTTAAAACTGACAGTATCGAATCCTAGCCACTTATCATCAGCATTTTTCTTAATAACAACACGACCATCTATTGCGATACTTAGCGATACAAGACCAAAGCTGTCATTCATCCCATAGATATAGAGTTGAGTCTTAGGCCTGTATCCTTCAGGGAGCACAAATACTATTGTTTCTTTTGATATTCTCCCGCCACCAGCTACTCCTCTCAAATAAACAATTCCATCGACAGTTTTAGCAAATTGAACTGAGCCGTACTCTAGTCGATGCTGCCATCCGCTTTGCAGATTAGCAGTTTTCCAACCAGTATCAACACCAGTTGTTACGACTTGAATCCAATCACCCCATCTATTTGAGTCACAACGTCGAATATATAACGAATCGTTGTTGGAAGGAATATACATTTGAACGCAATGATTATTATCTGTACTATGTGTAATTACATTCACATATCCATAATTATTAGTTCCAGTCGGATTATTCTGCACTCCAAAGGCGTGGTATCCACCTGCCGTCCGCAAGTTATTCAAATTTCCGTTGAAGCGTACGGATTTACCATTTTTATCCGTGTCCGCAAACTCTTGTATCGCCTTCCCATTCGACATTATGCCACCTTCAACGTTCAGCGAGTTGTGCATCGTTGTCGCTTTAAAAAATTCGATTTGATTTTTCAGCTCTGGAAACCCACCAAAACCAATTCGACCATCTCCAAGCGCTATCAATACTTCCGACGATCGCACTAAGATAATCGAATCTGCTAAGTCGCTTATCCTGTCTTGAATAACTAACCTCAAGTTGTACGGCTTATCAAGCGCGTAGAAAGCTCCTGAATCGATTTGACGATTAATCACTTCTGTTGTCTCCTCAGTTAGATTAACCACATCTATCCATCGATTTGTGCCTTTCTCAGAGTATTGAATTTTGAGCGTATAACGATTAATATTCGTGCCATTAATCATCACCGGACTAACATTTGCCAATACCGTTGAGATAATCGTCTTATTCGTCCCATTCCCTGCACGATTAGCAAGAAATGCTAAAATTTTAGGCGCATAGTAATCAGCTACATGAATTTGAATAGATTTAGTAGCCGTTCGTCCTCTCGAATCCGTTACCTTAGCTGTAGCTGTCAAATTCCCACTAGAATTAGCTGGAAAATCCCCTTGATTTGCTCGAACAACTAAATTCCCTAGATATAGCTCGGTGGATACAATCGTAGATCCATATGCTCCTTTAGCGCCGACTGCTTCCAATCTAATAACTGACTTATCTTTCACGAAATTTCCTTTTGGAACGAATTCCGCTAATTGTGCAGTACGCTCACTAGTCGAAACACTTTCTAATGTGGGAACAATATTTTCGGGTACTAAAATAGACGTTCCATTTAAGTAGGCATCTTCTCCAATTCTAGTATTACCTTGAAAAGTACGAACACATACATCCAACGTCCCATTTGCACTATTAGTGATTCGCTTAGCGTATTCGATTGGTACTGTGAACTGCGCGCTTGTATCATGATTCTTGCCCAAGTCAACCCAGCCTCCACCAGATACCTGCCACCAAACTTGATGACTAAAATCTGCTACTTTTTTAGCAATAGTTACAGTAACTGGCTTTCCAAGTTCTGTAGATGTAACTGATTGGATAGCACTTGCACGAGGAATGCTGGACAAGTTAACAGTACCGCTAAACCAATCAATATCACCTAAATTAGATACATTAGTTAACCTAGCCGAAATAGTAATGCTTTTGCTTCCATCCTCATTATGTGGCACAGTCATTGTTCCACTACCAAATGTAACCCATTGGGAATTTCTCAAGTCAAAACTAACATACTTACTTAGAGTTGATTGCCCATTGATTTTCACTTCCGCAAGAGATTCGTCATTTAAGTCGTAAGCCCAAGTACTGCCACGCTCGATCCATAACTGCCATGATATTGTAGACGTATTATTTTCAATGTTGGCGCTTGTCTCATTGACTTCTAACACTAAACTAACATATCCGTTACTAGTTGCCTTAGATATTCTTGCCAATTAAAGCACCTCCTACGTACGATATCGTTGTAAACTCTTCATTGAATCGCTCAAAAATGTGATTAGCGATAGTGACACTATTCCAGAATGTAGCGCTCAAAATGTTCATCGTTTGGCCAGATACATAAGCCACAATACGTCCGCTATCGATAAATTCCATGCGTTCATTTGTCATTCTTATCTGTAACTTACTGCCATTCTTTCCAAGTAAGAAACCATCTTCAGAAAGACTAAAATTTGATGCTAATGTATTAATCAATAGCTGTGATTGCTCTAGACTGAGTTCGACAGCTTTAGTCCTCTGACCGAGACCTTTAATCTCTGCAGCAGTCTCTAAAATACGCTTATAAGACTCTTCCATATTTCCAAAACGCCCAGTTAAATCTCTAAGTGTATCTTCATTAACAGAGTTCTTGTTGATGATCTCCATAATTTTTGTATACTGATTAGCATGTTCTCTGTTACGCTCTTCGAATTCCTTCTGTAGTCGTTCCAGCTCTTTGTCATCTTTCTTCAATACAGGTTCCCATTTGCCATTTGTGTAAATCTTAGGGACATCCTTACCAGGAGTACTGGTATCAGTCCACAAATCTCCAACGCTCGGATTAGCTGGTGGAGTTGGACCAATAGACTTATTAACAATGAAGTCCTTAATGACTATAGAGTTGCTTGCAGCAACTTGGTTTCCTTCGATGGCTTCGCAGATAAATGTGGCTTCTCTATCAACGTCACTTACAGTAATAGATAATTCATTACTACCGTTTGCGTGTTGTTCATTCCACGCTGTGTCATCCGTTCCATATTTGCTCACTCGTTTCCAACGGTAAGAAAAGCGATTAGTCATAGTAATATCCATCTTGCTTACGTTAGCAATTAATTTAGTAGAAATATTACTATTCTGGAATACTACACCATCGGTTGATTGGATTGTCATCACGAATGGTACACTTGTAAAATCAAAAAGACGTTCTTGCACTAATGTGCTTAAACGTCTAACTTTTTCGTTTATTGTGTCTTCTCTTGATACGATATTAGTGATTTTGATTTCTCCATCCTTATTGATTGATAGAGATTTCTTAATACTTGCTACTCTTCCTTCCACAATCAAAGCTGGCTCATAATTATGATCCACAATGATTACAGTATCTCCGATGTTTATTCCTTCTGGTAACAGGATAATAGAGACATCATACGTCACTTCAGGATGGTTCCATTGTTTTAATTTAAGAACTGCTTCAGTCATCAAGGCTTGTGGAGTTTTAGCCTCGCTCTCGTATCGTTTAACGATTCCTCCGCCACCAGGAGCGTATCCAGCTCGCTTCCATCTTGCAACTGCATCATAATCGATTAAGTAAATCGAATTCTTCGGAGATCGAATATTCCCTTCGTTGTATTCAACTCCAGCTAGTGTGATACCATCAGCGCCAGTTGCTACAATCGTAGTAGCTAAATTCTCAATTGAGATAGTTCTTTTAACGTTTGAAACTTCTTTCCCGACTTCCAAGCGGACCTTTTTGTCTTCCCCAATCTTTTTGTAGATATGGATTAGCTTTCTGAATATCTTCCCATGAACAAATTCAAAGTCATAAGCTATTTCAGCATCGAACCTTCTTACTAGCTGTCTAAGTCTCTTAGTAGCAGTGTCAGTTCCTTCCCACTCAAGTTTACGAGTTGTTGTTTCTGGAATTTCGTTAATTCCAATCTCCCATCCAGAATCGTAAGTGAACTCTGCGATGTAATGAGTGATTGGATAGCTCTTATCCGCTTTGTAAGGCGGAACTTGCTCCCCTAGAAGGTCTAGCCCAGCGTCTTCAGCGTAAATCGTTTTAGAGTCTTTATCCTCTTCGATTCGCATCACTTCAAACGAGCGTGTCTTACTTCCGTCTTTCACTATCAAATAACAACCTACGTTGATTTTTTCAATCTCAGAATCTCCGATTTTATCGACTGTGAATTGATAAGTTCCAATACCAGTGTCCAAATCTTGTTCAAACCAATCGTTGTATGCAAAAAGTCCGTCAGCTAAGTCGAAACTCAACTGACAGACAATATCATACTGTCTATTCGTAACCGTAATCATAACCAACACTCCCTATAGATACATTTAATACTTGGAACTGCTTTATTTCCGTCAGCACTAATCTCTATTTGAGTTGTTCCTGGTAAAATTCCAAATACTTGACTGGCAGGATTAATGTATTTTCTTTTTCCGTTAATCAGAAGTGTGTTGCTTTCTGATTCAAAACGAACGACATCACCTGTTTTAATGGCATCCTCTCCGTTTTCGTAGCCGTATTGTACGACTTTCCCGTTTGGATGAGCTAACGCAATCATCTTGTAAGGTGAACTCGCTATAAACGTATAAGTAGGATAAGTAGGAGCTGTTCCGCTATTCTCAACAGTCAACTTTCCACCGATTACTACTCCATTCTTTTCTGCAACAGAATAAGCAACTCCTTTTGGTACTAAAAATTGCAATTGCAATTCAGCACCTCGTACAGAACTTGTTGGAATGATTTCGCCAGTCAAAACGGCTTCGTAGTATCTTGAAGGTTGGTCTTTGAAAACCAATTTTTGATTCGGTACAGAGAAGATACGATTCAGAACGTCAATTGTTTGTAACACATCGTGTTTAACAGTGACCCTAACTGTAATAGTTTTTTCTCCATATTCCCTTTTAATCCATCTTTTTTGTTTTACAACGTTGGTAACAAGAGGTGTCATAGCACGTTCTACTTTGTTAATAATTATTAAACTCGATAAATCTTGTCCATTGTAAATCATGTTAATTCACCCCTTGCTCTCATCATTCTTCTATCACTAAGTTTGTTGTATCCATTCACAACATCAGTTAATTTACGTCCGTCAAGATAAGTGTTGTTGTCTTTTTCTAGAATCTTGAGTAACAATTCAATAACAACATCGATTTTTGAATCATGCCCAATTGGTTGGACTGTTGCATTCTTCGAAGCAGCATCTTGCATATTGGATAAAGATGTACCGTAGCTTACTGAATAGTCGACTGGAATTTGTGGGATAGACTCTGGAATAACCGAATCTATCATGTTTTCACTAGCTTTTGCTACATTATCCGCTTCGCTGTTAATCCCGATGGCTAACCCTTCGCCAGTAAATTTACCAATCTCTTTAAATACCCTCGATGGAGAGTGGATTCCAAGCAAGTTTTTAGCAAAGTCAATAGCGCCTCCTACAACATTTTGAATAGTGCTTACTACGCTACTAGCCATCCCTGCAATACCGTCTATTAATCCTTGGATGATATTCATCCCGATATCATATAGGTTAATACCAGATAAGTAGCTTGTAACATCGTTCCAAATACCACTAATAGTTCCAGGGATTTGACCGAAGAAATCTCCAACAGCCTGAACGATATTACTAAACATTTGGGATGCTATATTGAACATGTTACTTACGCCGTCTGCAACGAATTGGTAAGCTGAACTTACAAATCCACTAATAGAATCGACGATAGCGCTCCAAATAGAAACTGCCACATCCATAATGCCTTGCATAATGGTTCCAAACGTTTCAGACAATCCAGTAAATATGTTAACGACATATTGAACTAGCGTATCTACAAATGCAGATACGATCGTACATAATGATTCCCATATCGTTTGTGCTGCAGTAAGAATATTAGTCCAAATTTGACTAAGCGTGCTTAGTGCGCCTTCAAAATTACCTGTTAATAGTTGTAATAGAACTAACACCGGTCCGATAATAACGTTCTTGATTAACTCCCATGCAGCGCCTGCTGCAGTTGAAATAGCATTCCAAACGGTACTAATAAAGTTTTGAATCAATTCAAAGTTTGCCTTGAACATATCAACAATCGGTTGAATGATAGGCGTTATGATTCCAAGGAACGCATTCCACGCTTGTTTTGTTATATTCGTGATAGATGTCCATACATTACTAAAGAATTCAGTTAAGCTATTAACTACTGATGTAATAGAATCAACGACACTTTGCCATGTTTCGGAAGCCCAACTAGAAATGCCATTCCACAAACCTGTTAAGAAATTCGTGAAATCTTGCCATATTTTTTTGCCTGTTTCTGTTTGCGTGAAGAACCATGTCAAGGCTGCTGTTACTGCTGTTATTGCTGTAATAATCACCGCAAGTTTATTGGCATTTAAAACAGCGTTGAAGATTTTAAACGCTCCACTTGCACCCATCGTTGCTGCAGCATTTGCCGCTTCTGCAGCAGTCAACGCTTTAGTGCGGACAAACTGTGCTAGCATTAATCCGTTTGTGATTGCTAATACTGTTTTACGAGCAACTTCAATGCCTCTGACTACTCCTACAACTATTTTGTAACCCGTATATGCTGCTACAATACCAACCACTGTTGATTTAAGTAAATCCATAGCCGTTTGGTTGCTAGAGATATATCCAGTCAAATCTTTAATCCAACCAGTTGCGTCTCTTACAAAACCACTTAACGTTTCAAATGCTCCACCGACCGTGTTGATGGTATCTTCTGCTGTTGCGATCTTAATTAAATCATCAACAAAACTTCCGACGATTTCGGATACATCTTTAATGACTCCACCAATATTATCAAAAGCTGCTTTTAAGTTCTCAACAACCTTACTAAATATTTCCTGGACTTTAGCAAACGATTCGGATTCAACAACACCTTTAATGAATTGTTCTCCGTTGGCTTTCAATTCTAAAAATCCGTCTTTTAAGTTGTTCACAAAACCTGTCAAATTTTGCATGCCAATAACAAGGCTATCTAAAACAACTGAACCAATCGTGGCTTTGAAATCTTCCCACGTTTGCTTCAAATTACCCATGACGTTTTCCCAACCATCAGCTTCACGAGACGCTTGCCCCATTGCCCCTGACACTTTGTTGGCATCTTCATACATTCTCAAGAGTACTTCTTGTTGTTGTAAACCCGACAATTTCGAATATTCCTTGCCGAACAACTCAGTTGCTTTTGCATTACGAGTAGTTTCAGTAGATAAGATTCCTAAATTGTCCGCAACCTGGAAATTACCTTTTAAATAACTTTTTAAGGTCTCAGTCGTTTCTTCTAATGACTTATCATAGAAAGCTGCAGTATCAGCCGCTGCTCTTGTAGCACGAGAGGTAAATTCCATCGCTTGAGTTGTATCCATTCCTGCAACTTTAGCAAACGATGCAATTTGGTTAAAAGCTGGTTTAATTCGAGTTGGGACCGCTCCGACTTCTTTTGCTAAGCTATTTAGCGTTTGTTCTGCAGTGCCAACAATACCATCAAATACTTGTTCGAATTGTGCCTGAGTAGCTTTAGCAGATGCTGCTGCTTCGATTGACATCTTTCCGAAGTCTATTAATTTCCCTGCAGCGAACACTCCTGCTATGACCGTAGCAGCTTTCTTAAAGAAACTAGACAATTTATTGCTTGTCTGTTCCCCTTTTCTTGCTACGCCATCCAGTTCTTTCTCAGCGTCGCTACCGCGGATTCCGATTGTCCCAAACAGTCGAAATATCTCACCCATCTTCCTTCACCCCCATACTCATAATTTGTTCTGCTAAACGAATAGCATCTTCTTCTTCAGTTTGACTCATCGTTTTTCCATCAACTGAAGATGGTTTAATCTTACTCAATCGTTCTTGTTTGAAAGAGTTGAAATCTTGTTCGATATCTTTCGCTAACCACAACTCCCACAACTTCTCTTCTGCTTCCGCTTCAAAAAGATACGCTAAAAAATCCAACGTCTCTTTCATGCTATAAGTAGCTAAAAGAGCAGTTGGATTAGAATAGCGTTTGAATAATTTATCTTTTAGAGCGTGTTGCCCGAGCTTAAGATTGAGGAGATAGATGTTAAAAAATCCTTCAACTCTGGTTTCTTGAAGAATTTAACAATTAACTGAGTATAGTCAACAAAGTTTAACTCTTGAATTTCCTGAATCGATGTGTTCGTTAAGTCAGCAAGGAAAGTATTAATGTCTGATTTGGCTTTATTAATGTTTGCAAGGATTGTTTGAATTAATCCAGCAATCATTTGCATTCCACGTTTTTCGAGCATTTTGTCTTGCTTTTCCTTTTCTGCTTTTGTTGGTTTCTTAGATAAATGACCTAACATTTGACTGTCTTTATCTTGTTGCTTTTCAAACAATTCTAAAAGATCGTCTTTAATATCTAACTTACCGATAATAGAAAGCATTGAAAACATATCGTCTCCACGTAATTCTCTTAATTCCATAAATTATTCCTCCGTTGCATTTGGATAGTAGATTTTAACTGGCGCTACACGATTTGCAACATCTTCAGCGTTAGCGTGAGCTTCGAATTTCATTGTAATTACAGCTTCAGAATTATCCTTAGTATTAAATTCTAAACCGCTTGTGCAAAGCGCGTTGTATAAAACGACAATGATTGGTTTTTTACTTCCAGACATCACACCAACCAATGCGATATTATCAATATAATCGCCATCTTCAAGTCTGTCTTTTAATTGAACAATATCCCATCCTGAAGGATTATCAGTTCCATTTCCAACGTCCTTTTTACCATTTAACGCTAAACGAATATTCTCAGCAGTGATTTCTTTAACGTTTACTTCTAGAGTTGCTTCCGCTTTGTCAATGATTTTTTGACCTTTAGCAGGCGTAAACACTCCATCAACTTCAATTGTACGGTAAGTAGTAACAATCGATACTTTATTACCGTCTGAAGTAGCACCTAATAGTTCACCTTTCCATTTCTTTCCAGCAGCATCCCATTCGATATTTTTATAAATCGCCCCAGCGTCAACCAGGTAATTTTTAGGCGTATCGACTGTATATCCTGTGCGTTTTACTTCTGTTTTTGCCATTTATTATTTCCTCCATTCTGTTTGAACACTTAATCTAATATTTCGACGCTTCACGGTATCTGAACCAGTATTCACTTTATTTGACCCAACGAATCGAAAATGAACGAATAATTCTTCTGTTAGTTGCATCAGTCCGTTGAAGTGCTGTTTGATTTGTTCCTCTAACTCCAACACCCTTTTGTATGAGGTGTTAAAATCAAAAATATCAATTTCAATCGTAATCTCATCTCGCTCACGAGTAATATTCTCACGATCATAATCGTAAGTAAGATATGGATACATCACCTTATCTTTGCGATTCTTTTCGTGAAAGCATTCTTTAGTGATTGTGGATAATTCCGATTGGAATAATTTTGCAAAGTCTAACATTGCTAACCACCAAAACTTTCTAAAAACGTTTGAGCGATAATGTCCTGCGCACGCTTTTTGTTTTTCTTAAAGGCAGGACGTATAAAAGGCTGTGGTTCGTTACCATACGTGAATACTACTTTCCCGTCTGGACTTCGATATAACCATCCACCTTTTCGACCTAATCCATTCTCAGCAAATTCCCCAGTCCCAAACTCAACGAATACGGAATACTCAACGTTTGTTCCTACAAATACTCGTACATCGCCACCATACTCTTTCACAATCGCCTGGATACTATCTCTCAGTTCTCCAGTGTCTACTGCTGCTAAAGCCTGGCATTGAGAACTAATCAAGTTCCCGACCCTTGTTAATGCCTTAAACGAAACTTCACGCAGTTCTCTCTTGGTGCGTTTGCTATAATCCTCGAATCTAAAACTACCCATTTAGAACACCTTCATAAGTCACGTAAATTTCGTTATGGTGGTGCGCGCCTACCGGATCATCACAGTACGTTATCGTGTACCAACGCTTAGAAGAGTCAACTACACGCATCGTGTCCTTGATACCTTCAGCAAACGTTGGGATAATTAAGACGTGAGTAGAACACTCTACAATTGCGTTTTGCGTCGTATTTGAAGCGTTAGAGCCGGTCAGCATATCTATCCAACCAGTTACTGTCATTACTGTATGCCACTCGTCTGTTGAGCCACCAATACCATCATCGACATATCTCTTTTCTTGTATTTCGAATTGAAACATCATGCCCACCTCAATCGTCTGTATTTGTCCAAGAAACTGTAAAGAGAAGATGGTAATCCATCAATGTTGTCATTAGCATTCACGTCATAGTAAGTCGTGCTCATGCGTGAGACTGTTTCTGACTTAATACCGAGCTTGCCTCCCATCTTCACACGATAGCGCAAGATGTTTTTCAATCCAAACGCGATATCTGACGGATACTCCACTTTTGTAACAATCGCTTTATGGTTAGAATCCTCAATAAAATCAGAACCTTGAACATAAATCTTGTTACCCGAAATGGAATCAACAACATATAGCCCATCATTGTATATTGAATCATTGACTTCGATGGTATCTCCTACACGAACACCTTTTAAAGGATGTCTCATTTCAATAACATTCTCGTGAAAGGATAGTGACTGATTACGAATACTTCTGTTTTGGAAATTATTATTCGTTAAATTACGAATCGTAGTCTCATAAGCATCTAAATCTGCTTTTGAAATAGATTTGTCGATTTCCATCGCTTCTGATAATTGAATAATCATATCCTCGCTCCTTAAATAAAAGGAAAGAGGAGCAATCGCTCCTCTTTTTCCTTCTTATTTCTTAGTGTTTTTCACTTCTTCCTCTTTCACTTCTTCCTCTTTCACTTCTTCAAAACCTTCATCCAGCAGTTTTTCAATAATCACTTCGTTGTCCGTTTCACGGATAACATTTAATCTTTTAAATTTTCGCATTTAATAACCTCCTACGGCTTTACGTTTACTAACACTTTTTCGAGTTTCGCTTTTGTAATCCATAAATCATGGAATTTACGATAATCTGTCTTCCAAGCGTCTGCAGCTTGGTTGACTGTTGGGTCAAACACACGTACTTTATCAGTCTTAGAAACGGCTACAGGAGCGTCTTTAGCACTGATAATCCAGTTGATTGCCTTGCTTGAAGAATCTTTCTCGAAACCGCCTTTTTCTTGACCAGATGTTTTACCATCGTTGAATTTGAACGCTGTTTGTAATAAACGTTGTTGTGCACGAACAATAGGATTGTCATCAAATGATTCAACACGAACGTTCATGCTGCCTTTTTTTAATTGTGTTGTAGACATATGATCTTTAGCATTTTTAGCACTTGCTAATAATGTTGCAGTCGTTGGAGACATTGTAATTACTACGTCTGTCACTCCTGTAGCTTCTTCAATAGTAGTTAAGTCTTTTAATAATTCACCAATGATATTGTCTGCAGTAAGCTCAATTTCTCTAGATTGTGAACCAGCGATTGCAAGTGATGCAATCTTAGAGTAACGATAAGCATCAATTTCTGGAATTACTTGTTGTTTTTGGAATTCGCTCATAACAGCTGAAGCAGTAGCTACAAAGTTAGTTTGGTCCACATCCATTGAATCAAGCGTGAATGAACGTCCACGATCTTGTGTTAATTTGTATGAATTCCATTTCAAATCAACAGAACCAGTTGTGAATCCATCGCTACGATCATAGTTTCCTAACCCGTCTGTTAAAAGTGTGGCGATTTTCACTTCGTCCCCACCGTTATATTTAATAAATTTGTCGTTTGCTTCCATCCAACCTGTTGTAGATTCTTGAGTTACTTGTTGGTCAAGTAAAGGTTGGAAAATTTTTGAATATTCTAATGTGTTTGCCATATATTTTTACCTCTTTCTTATTGTTATTGTTTTGTTTCTTCTAACCCGAAGGCTTTTGCAGCTTCAGCAAAAGCTTTGTCAAATTCAGATACTGCTTCTTTACTATCGTCTAATTTAGTATCTTCAACTTTGTAACCATTTGAAGAAGTTTGCGCTTCATCCTTGAAAAATACTGGTTTAGATGTACGTAAATCATTAATCTTGCTATCTAAATCTTTAACATTGCCTTGTTCGTCTGCTTCTAACGTTCCTAGTAAATACAATCCATATTCCACGTCTGAAATGCCGGCTTTTTCTAGAGCTGAACGCGCTTGATAATTCATAGCATTCGTTTTCTCTTGTGCTTCTAATTCTGCAATACGGTTTTTATATTTTTCTAGTTGCGTTTGTAATTCTTCGCTCCCTTGGCTGTCTTGATTGTCTTGAGCACCTTTGCTGTTATTACGTAGTTCGCTAATTGTCGCATTTGCGGTTTTCAATTGCTCACTCTTTTCGTTAAAAACAGTTTTTGGAACTGCTTGTTTAGGAAATTCACTCTTAATTTCTTGCTCTGCAGTAGCTAAATCAATCGTGCCGTCTTCCTTTTGATATTTCTTTAGAATGTCAATAATCCATTCCATTTTTATCCCTCCAATTTTTATGCTGATTCCAACAGCGGATATATTTTTTGTGCTTATACTCCACATGAGTCGTTAGGTAGTTTATGGACTTGCCCAGGTCAGTTTTGTTGCAACAAAAAAAGGACACAACCTTTTTGGTTGTATCCTTTGAAAATTGATTAATTTTAATACGAGTTAAGCATACGATATAACGGGTCGTTTTCTCTTTGTTTTCGCAGTTTTTCGCGCCATTCTTGTTCTTCTAACGCTAATAACTTTATATCTTCCGGAGCGTCATCGCGTAACTCTTTACCATAACCACGTTTTTTCCACTTTTGCAGTGGTTCAAACTTTGCGTACATTTTCATTTCTTCTTCTGTCGGTATAATCATTACCAATAACCTCCTTCCAGCAATCCTGTTATAATATCTGCCAATGCGTGTGACTTTAAAATAGATAAAGTATATGCTTCAGAAACAATCTCATTCGTTTGCCCAAACAATTCAACATTGTCTTCTAAATGTTCATTCGCGTAACCGCTGATATCTCTAGCAATATTATAATGGTTCTTATCAATCATATCAAGCAGTTTCGCATTAAATTTGCGCTTTGCTTCGGCGTAACTTACGCCATTTTGCTTCGCGTATTGATTTACGTATTGATATTGTTGATAATGCCCAAACTCATGAATAATAGGGCTCATAGAATCGTCATCTACTGCGAAGAACTTCCATTGGTTGCCGTCCTTCTCCCAGCTTTTGTTCACATTTTTTAAACGTTTCACTATTGCTTTATGCCCTGGAGTAGTTGCATCTAGGTAAATCGTGTTTGTCCTTGGTGAATATGAACCAAAAGCATTTGGCCTTCCTAGGTCCTTCTTAGCATCCATCAGTACAATTCTAGGTTTCTCTGCACCGATTGGTAAATCTAGCAGCTCTAGTGCTTTATCCACCTGTTTTTCGTAATAGTTAATGCTCTTCTTGGTCCCTTTCAAGCTATCCGACACATACATATCATGATTTGAAGTTATCACCTTACGACCAGTAAAACTAATCTGTTCGTCCTTGATAGCTCGTTTACTGCCTAATTGATGTGCCTTCATGTTCTTTGCTTTCATGTAGTCATCGTCTTCAGACATCAAAAAGCGACGTTCGTCAATATCTTTTTTCCACTGATCATACGTTCTAAACGATATCTTCTCTCCAGTCTCGTTATCTCTTCGATAATCTGGATTGATTCCATCTACAATTGTGATAGTAGTGCAGCGGCAGTTGATATCCATACCAGCTACACCAAAACATCTTGGCCCGATGGCTTTATATCCATCCGACACAAAGAATTCATCGATCTTCACTCTTTGCCCGTCTAAGTGGCCGTGGGATTTACGAGTCTTTCTATCCAATGCAGCAAGCCATTGTTTTTGCAACTCACAGCCTACTTTTTCCATTTCTTCATACGATTTTTGACGTGCTTGCGTTCGCATTCGTCCGCCTTCAGTGCGTGCGATTCGTAATGCTTGCCTGTAATTCGCTTTTGAGTTACTTGAGATTACACTAGCTATTTCAGCGTATCCATGCCCTTGCAAAATCCCAGAAGTGATTGCCCCCTGGGAGCGGTTCGCTAATCTATTTCGCGCTTTATACAAGCGTTCAGATAACGTCTTGCTAGCAACTGGCCTTCTTACCGCTGACCTAATGACATTATCTGGAAGAAACGCTATTGGTAAGTCTGCTTGTTGTGACTCTTCAACAGTGTAGTAGCCACCGTAATAACCTGTTTCAAATTGCTCTTGTTTGAAATTCTCGATTACTGATTTAGTTTGAGGATATACCTCTTGAAGTTTTTCAACGATCTCGTCTGTCAATTGTTTTAACCTACCAGTTTGTTGCTGCTTCCAATAAGGTAAATCCTCATACTCATCGAGATATGCTTTCAATTTACTCTTAACGTCTTTCAACGTGTCCGAGTAGATGTGATACAATTCCCTATTCATTTTCAGGTCTTGAGTCTTCTCCAGTTTCTGTAGTTCTTGTTCCCACTGATTCATCGTTTTCACCTACTTCTGAATCTGCTTCAATAGCTTTGCGAACTTCTTCAACATCTAAGTCCCATTGCTTACAAATCATATCAATAACCGTATCTTCTCCTAAGTATGGAGCACTTGATACAATGGCATTAATAAGTGTTTGCTTCGTTTCCGCTTCTAGTTTGTCGATGTTAGCAATATCCGATTCGTTTACAATCATTTCTGGTTCAATCAGAATCTGAATTCCTTCTGTTGTGTAATTCGTTTGATTCAATCGGTTGATATCATCAATAATTGCATGCAGCGCCCACTTCAATAAAGAGCGTAAACGAATCTCTACTTTACGGCATTTCATTTCAAGAAGCGTATATCGTGATTTAATCACCACGTTTGTTACATTCCCATCTCCAGTTTGCGAGTTGTCAAATCCCATACCGAATTTGTAAATTGCTTCTTTGTCAATTTCTAATTTCGCTTTTCGTGCCTCGAACGGAATATCAAATGTCTTTAAGTCAACATTCCCTTTGTTATCAGGATTCCCAACATTCACAATACCTCTAGCTTTGATATTCTGACGCAGTTCTGAAAGGTTTGTTCCACGGAATCCCGACACAACATAAATTGGCTTGTCGTAGTCCATTAAATTATTGGACAAGAAACAAGCCATCAAATCATAATCATCAATCAACGCTTTAATCGGTGCTAAATCTGATTTCTCGCTGTGGTTATTAGATAATTTGTAAAACGGAATACGTCCATAAGTACGTGTTAAATACGTTCCGTTATCTGCTTTTGCAACCACATGCGGTTTAGGGTTTTTCGGACGGTCTTTATCAAAAATTAATTTGCCGTTACGGTCCGTCTTAAAGTACGTCACATTCTCATCCGTCCAACGTTCTGCAAACATTACATCTAACAGCTTGTTTTCGACTTGCATTTGTTTCTTGTAGTAACGAATAACTGCGACTTCATCGTATGTTTCGTCATACACCATGAATGTCTTCAAGAATCTTGAAACCTGGAAACATAGCTTGTCATCCGCATTCGTTCTCATATACGCATAAGTCGCACCGCTGATAGATACATCTTCTAATAACTCTGAAACGAATAATTGGAAGTCTTCATCGATATATTCATCAATCAATCGTTGCAATTCGTCATTTTCTTTCACTTCAAATCGAACTGGATTACTCATCAAGTAATTCACTTTCTGGTCCACCAATTCAGTGAAGAAGCTATGCGGAATCTGAACATTCGTTGCATATTTATCTTCTTTCAGAACACCGTTATCGTCCAAATAGAAGATACGATTGTTTTTAATATCATGATCACTTTCGTAATATCGACTAGCTGTTTGAGCAGTCGAGTAGGATTCTTTTCCTATTTGCTCTTTAATAGCCGTATCAATTGCTTTAGCAGCAATATCATAATCTTTGCTCATAATTTCTTCGATTTTTATTTCAATCACCCCACAAATCCATTTCTTCTCGTAACGTTAGAATACAGTGCATACCGCAACGCATCCATAACGTCATCGGATACCTTAACAGGCAATCCTGTCTTCTCATCCCAAGCATACTGATATACTTCTTCATCGAAGCGAGGGATAGTATTTCTTAAAACATATAATTTATTCGTCTTGAAGCCTTTTGCCACGACTTCAATTCCGGATAATATAGATTTATCAGCATTAAATGCGTTCAATCCATCATTCCACAATCTGTTGACATGCTCTGGACGTGCAGAATCGCAATAAAACGGGATGTCCGCACCGTACTTATCAGCGTACTCTCTTGCTTTCAACGCCCAAAAATCAATATCTTTATGCTTGTCAGCACAACCATCTACTAAATACCAAGTGCCGTCATCCGTCTCTCCGATGACTACCATCGCGCCATAGTGTTCATATCCCCAGTCGACGCCCACAAAGTAGTTGTTGATTTTGTCATAAGGAACATCGTCCACATAATGAACTTCACGGTTAAAGTCTTTATATACAGCGCCTTGGCCAATCACCCATAGTCCCTCAATATCTCTATCCCAAAATACCCCTGAAGGAGTAGCTTTCTTAATACTCTCACGGTATCGTTTCGATAAGAAGGTGTTATCGTCCAGTTTAAAATGCTCGTTGATGATGTTATCACTTTTGTTATCGATATAATCACGTTTAAGCCAGTGATTAGGATTGTCGGGATTTGTATCCGCCACAATCCTAGCTCCTTCACCAGAGCAGCGTGAAACAATTTCTTTAAAGACTTGCTCTTTAGCAAGTGACGCTTCGTTGACATACGCCCCAAATGCTGTCATCCCTCGAATATTCCCAAGGCCTGAAATCTTTCCAGTGTATGCTTGGATGATTTTGACTCCAAAAAGTCTAAAGCTGTTGTGTTTGTCCGCTTTGAATTCCATCCCGTATCGATTATACAGCTCTTGTAATACGTTGTTTTGAATGGTGCGGCTTGATACTCCAGCTAGGATATATTGAGGCTCTGCAATCCCTAATTCATTCGCGATCTTACGAACACGGACTAATTCTTGCAGGAACACATCGTTATTCAATACTGTTTTTCCAGAACGTTTTGCACCATGCAGCACGCAAATGAACCAATCAGAAGACCGAAGACGTTTAGCCACTTGAATCTGCTTAGGAGTGTATACATCACGCAAACTCATCCAATTCATCTCCTAACTTATTCAAATACTCTTCAACTTTCGATTCGTTTCTTTCATCCATCTTCGTCACTTTCGATTTAAGGACTTCGATTTCTTGTTGAAGTTTCTCATTTACTAATTCATCCCCAACAACAGCCATCTTATTCATACCCTCAAGCGCGTTCACAAAAGCATTTGAATTAGCCCAACGAATGCCTTGCGTCTTGATGTTGTCTTTTGCTTGATTTTTAAGCCATTCGTACTCGTTAAAGGCCTGTTCTCTGGACCAAAGAGCCATATTCGAGAATTGTTTGATTAATTCTCGATACCTAACCAAAACCTCACCATTCTTCAGCAATTCACTAGCTTTATTATCGACGACGTTATCTTTCCATTTTTTAGCTGACGGATAAGCACTTCTATACGCTTGCCTTTGAGATTGTCCAGCCACAAGATTCTGAACAAATAACTCTTGTTTTGTTGTTATCTTACTCACTCACTGAACCACCTCCTAATGAATGTATAAAAAAAGAGCCGTTCAGAACGACTCACACATTTTTAAATAAAAAACCTATTGAGCGATAAACTCAATAGGAAAAAACAAAAGGATTCAAAACCATGAGTAAAAAGGATTCTTTTTTACATCTTTTCACATGATAACTATATCATAGAATCTTTAGTATCGTTTGGTACAGAACCGTCTTTTTTAGTACATTTTTCTATTTTCTTAACAGCTTCATCATGCAGCATAAAAAGTGTTGTCTTAGATATTTTTAATTCTTCAGCGATTTCATCCCATCCTTTAGAAGAGATGTATTTCATCCAAATGATTGTTCGCTCTCTGGAATTATCTAACTGTTCAATCGCCTGGATAAGTTGATATTTCAAATCAATCAATTTATCCACTTTATCATTAATATAATCATTCAAATTGATTATTTTAACGTATGCATCGTCTTTGAGACTCGCTTTAGACTCTTGCACATTTATTTCTTTTAGAGAAGGAGATTTTAAAAAAGAATTATTCAATCGATCTAACTCTTCCATTTTTGTTTTTACTTCCAAATCGATTAAACGAATTTGTTTTAATTGATGTTTAATTCCCATTCTTCACATCCTCTCTAATCCTATTTACTAGCGTTGGTCCAAAGTCTTCAGTATCTGATAAATAATCAAAATAATGACTAAAAAAGAACCGTTCACAGTCCATTTTCATATTCCACGCTGTTCGATGGTGCCTGTTTTTGAAATGTTTTTCTTTTAAATTCCAATTATTATCAACTATTTTTTTGTGCATCAAATACCTTAGAGACGTTATGTAATCATCAACCGCTCTTTCAATAATTCCAGCACATAATCTGTAATAACCTCTATTGTCCATTACTCACCTACTTTACAAACTGTTTGAAAAACACGATGTTCGGATATAAGAACGGGAAAACGATGTTTAAAATATAAAATAGAAAAGTTGAAACTATTAAAGCTATAAGCCATCTTTTATACCTTTTTTCTTTAGTCTCATCACGTTTATCATCAAGCCACGTTAGCCAATTTATAAAAGTAATTATTACCAAAAGGCTAATTGTATAGAAAATAAGTTTCCACAAATTTTCTCCAACCGTATACCACACCGCTTCCGTTCTTAACTGTGGATATAATTCGATTGCTTTTTCCACGCTGATTTGTAACCATTCGGCTATTTTATTTACTATTTCGTTTTGCATTTAATCATCCTCCTCTATATCTTCACCGTCGATTAATTCTATCGACTCTTCGACCATGTCTTTTATATTCCAAATTACAGATTCACCTTTGTATCCAACAATGATACTCATTCCGAATATACTTTTACTAATTTCAATTTTTTCACCGTTTTCTTCGTTAGTTACTGTTCCAATTAGCTCTCTCATAATTAACTGGTTTTTATCTAATATTTCTGGTTTAATCATTTAATCTTCCTCCAAATCCACAAATGGATTGATATCTTCATCAAAGTCATAAACTTTCGCACTTGGAAAATTAGAAATTTCATCAAGCATTCCTTGCATTCGTTGTTTAAATTCTTCGGACGTGTCGTCCCACAAACGAACAAACATGTCTTCGTATCCGTCTTGTTCCATATATTCATATATCCAATCCAATACAGATTCAGCGGATAATTTGATTGTTCTTTCTTTTAGCGTTCGCCAACCACTTCTTTCATCTTCATTTAACGAATTCCATTCATGTTTTAAATCGCATGCCTCTATTTGAGAATGGGTTTGTTCGTTAAACAACAATTCATCGTCTTGTATTTCGTTAATTGTTTTCATTTAAGCATCACCTTTCACAAACAGCTCGATAATTTCATCACCAAAAAGTTTGATTGCACGTTCGGCATCTTCTTTGTTCTTGAAACAGCCGAATAAATTAAAGCCTTCTATACTCCCAAAACTATACACGCATAACCCTAACATATTGTCGCTGTATGAGATATAAAATTTATTGTCACTTCTTTTTAAATCAATCTTCCAATCCCCATTGCATTCATCTCTGAAAGCTCTAAATCGTGTAAGTAGGTTTCTGCGTTTAGATTCTAGTTCGGCTGCTTCGAAGGTTAGGAAGATACTGCCAGCTTGCCACCACGCTTTTTCTATGTTGTAACCTTCCCACTCTCCGTCATTAACTTCACCGCAAATATCAACGTAATAATACTTATCCCATTTTTTATACGGGCACTTCATCTCCCATGTATCTTCTTGTTGAGGTAACAAACTTGAGAACGATTTAATCATGTCTGGATTTTCCTTCAATTGTTCGTTTAATGTAATCGCATTGTCTATCGCCTTCAACGACGTTTCAAATCCAATTAAGAAAGAGAATCGTTCATCGTAACTCACTTCTTCGAGCTGCCCATATTTAATATCTTCTTGGAATTGCTTCAACGCTCCTAAATACATTGACATGTCCTTATACTTACAATGCGCCACAATTAAGTAATGCACATCGTCTATCAATTTCTTTAATTCATCTTTAACCAATTGACTTCACCGCCTTTTCTACTTTCGGTAGATTCTCTAAAATCTTGTTTCTTGTCTGCAGGTCAGTGGAATACGGGTCTTTCATAAATTTGATTAGCGTATTCGCATTCACTTTTAATGCTCTTGAAGCAGCTAACATCTTTTCATTTGAATCTCCAACCATTCCATAAATGTACGTGATAACTTCACCGTAGTTCTCACCCATTCTTCTGGAAACGACATGGAGCACTCTTTCTTGATACGGGTCCTTAATGATATTCCCATCGATGGAATGTTCCTTGATAAATGTCAGAGCTTCGTTTGGCGTATCGAAATGCATCGCTTGCTTAATGTCGTTTGTAAACTTGAGCGTATATTGCGGATGATTCTTCGCAAGATATCCCATCATGCTTGAGTAGTCTTCTATACGTTGGAAGTACCATTGCGTATTTTTCGAATCTCTAATGACATACAATTTTATATTATTCATGAGCATCACTCCTTTACTATTTTTTCTAAAAATTAACCAGGGTTACACGGTTACACGTTTTTTTGAAAAATATAAAATAAAAATATAAGAATGTTGATTTAATAGGCTTTTATACTTAGAATATACTTTTTACTAAAAAAACATGTAAACATGTAACTTTTAATATAAAAAGTATCTATAAACATTGATATATCAACATTTCCAAGGGTTACACGTAGCAAAAAAAACATGTAACCTACGTGTGTCTACATGTGGTAAAAGGTTACACGTAGACCTCGAAAAACCCCGAAAGTTACACGTCTGGTGTAACCTTTTTTTAAGGTAAAATTCTTTTATACCCCCGGGTTGTTTTCCCATTAACTTTGTACGATTGTTTCTTCCAATCGAGTAAATTATCCATAATAAAACTAATCTTTCGAGATAGTTTTTGGTCGTTCGATTCTTTATGAAATAAATTAAACATAATCTCCCGAGTAGCCACTCGATTCATCATTTGCCCACCTGAATACCAGTCAGGACTGTTTGCAAAATATTTAGTCGTATAAATATACTGATCAGTTGTTGTTCTTGTTTCCCAATCCTTAGGAACGGGCATTTCCAAGTATTGAAGAATTTGAAGTTCAATCTCATCTCTGAACATAAATTGCTCACGATATTCAACCAATTCCGCTTCTGTTTCTTCATCAAACATCAAATCCATGCCGCTTTTGTAAAGCGTAACTGCTTCACCCCAAATTTGTTTAACGACTTCATCCGTTATCTTCATAGGATGCTTTTTTTGTTTGCTATTACATGCTAGTACAGGTAAGAACCGGCGTTCTCCTGTTTTATCCTTGAGGTATTCAACGTGATTGCTTGTTCGTGCTAGAACGAAATTCTTTGCGAACTCTTGCGTTCTGCGCATGTAGGGCTTTCTGAAACGTAAACTTGTTTTAGAAATGAATGATTTTGTTTCTGCAAAACTCATGCGATCACTAGCGACCATTTCGTCGTCATTCACAATTAGATGCTTCAGCATGATGTCATAGTTGTCTTTGTTTGAAAAATCAGTTACTGCATCCGTATACCAAGGGCCGCCTATTTTTTGTAAAAAGGATGTTTTACCAACACCTTGACCGCCGACTAAGTCTAGAACATAGTCAAATTTGACATAAGGTTCATACACTTTGGCAACAGCGCCTACTAGCCACATTTCAGCAATTTTAGACACCAACGGATCTTGATTTGCACCAAGATAAAATTGCAGCATTCGTCCAATACGTTTCTGTTTATCCCAATTCTGCTCAGCTTCTTCCATATACTCTTTTACTGGATTGTAAGAACGTTCAGATAAGAAGGTTTCCATGCCGTCTGTCATAGCTTGGCTCGTGAATGCTGCACCCGTGACATTCTCAAAATATACTTTGACAACCGATTCAAAATTCGAAGATAACTCCCCTTTTTTCAAAAGCGTGTTTCCAAGTTGGATGTCTCTTGTTAGTTCGTGTTCCTGAGAGAATTCGTTATGCTTCAGATAGAGATTTAACTGATCATCAGCTCGAAATGCGTTTAACACGTTTACCGGACTGTTCGTTTTTAAATTCCCGTTACTATTTCTTATCGGTTCATAATCCTTGTAAAAACTCACTACTTTGCCAATCACAATCACCTCCTGTCTTTATTAATCATACTCACTACTGTTCTTTCTAATTCGTGCATCGATAGTGGATTCGGAGTATTGGCATTGGCTATCTTAGCCAACGACAACACATCCATTTCATCCACCTTTCGCCATAACAATCCACCTACGAACTTAGCAAGCTTATCATTACGATTTCCTTCATCGCCTAATCCATTTGCAATGATCTCGAACAATTCCGTAGTTTTTGTTTTCCCGGATGTTCTACTCTTACTAACCCACGACCTTAAGCCATCGCTATAATCAAATTCACGTCCGTTGGTGATTTTGTATTGTTTAATGATTGCTTCAATTAAGGCCTTGGAAGGAGTAATCATCGTCCCTTTTTCAGGAGACTTTTCAACGTCCCATTCATATTGCCCTTTATCCGTAGCGGATGGTGCAACCAACACATAATTGTTTTCATGCGCTTTGATATCCACTCCTGGGAGGAATCCAATCATTTGACTAATGTGGATATCATCACGCTTGAAATAGAATAGGTGCTTACCTCCTGATGCTGTCTTTGCTTGAAGCGTTGGTTCAATTAGGTTTAAATGTTCCCAATTCTTCAATGAATCAAATCCACTGGTTTGCCCGTGTTTGTCAATGTCAATCACGAAGAAGTTTGTAGTTCTTAGCGCGATGTTCGCATTCGGATATTGATTCAAAACTTCGTTAATTCCATCAGCATCAAGAGGCGGTTTATCCGCAAATTCAATTAATGGTCTTTTAGTTGTAGGACTAATCGGGATTACAGAGAACCCTTTTTGCTGATACAACAGCGCATATTCTTTCATTGAATGCATGAGATCACCTTATCTTAGAATGGTAAATCATCTTCTTCCACGTCGATTGTATTCATCGCATTTTCAACATTTTCTTCAATATCATAGTTGCGATATACCTTGTCTTCTCTTCCTTTTGTTTCTTGAATTTTTAATGTGAAGTAAGAACCAACTGCTTTACGTTCTAACGCATCAGCTAATGCTCTGCCGTCTTCGAAGTCGTTCTTCATAACCTTGTCTCCAGCAAGTTCAATTGCCTTTGTAAAGAATTTAATTGTTCGTTCTACTGACCAAGACAAGTCTTTTCCGTTCCATTCAGACAGTGTTCCAAAAGATACATATTCAGTACGTCCCTTAAATTCGCCATCACGAACTTCAAACGTGAACCCTAAACTTTCCCATCCTTTTTCAGAAATGTTAAATTGCGCTCTTTTTAAAACAACTGTATAGTCCCCGGCTGGTAACGCTGCAGGTCCATTTACACTATCCTTACGAGGGTCAAATCCATCTTCTTTAATTTTCTTTGCAATACTTAATAAACTCATTTTTCATTTCTCCTTTAATTTTTAAAATAATTCTTCTTCATTATTAGAAACTTCAACAGTTTCTTTTTTTGTTGGTTTTGTTGTTGCTTGTTGTTTACGAGGAGGTTCAACAGCACCTCTAATTGTTGTTAAGATTTTCAAAATCGGTTTGTCATCAACCTGGTCCGCATAATACGTTTTACGCTTTCTGTCGACTTCACGGTGGTAGTTATTACCGATTTTTTCTGTATGGATCATTAAATCCGAATTTCCGTTGATAAGGTTCACGTACTTATCTTTCAAGCTTGGTTTGTCTTTCGTAGCATTTCCGTTATCGTCATACTCTGAAATCTGACGGCTGATATAAATCACATTCATCGGTAATGCTTTGAGGTCAATCACCAATTCTGTAATAGCTTGGTTAAAGAAGTCGTAGCCTTTTCCGTATGGAATTTCAGATAATGATTTCAATCGTGGTTTCCCTGGAGGAGTTAGTTCATCGCAAACCGCAATTTTAATCATCTCGATAACGTCATCAATAACATCGATTACGACTGTCTCGTATGAATGTTCTTGCGTTTGTAGAGCTAATAGGATTTCTCCTAGCTGCTTAATCACTGAATTAGTGATACGCCCTGATTTATCTTTATCATTTAATAGTTGGATACTTGGCACGCTGTTTGCTTCCGCATTTCCATCCGTGTTTAAAACAATCGGATTTGGGAACTCGTTTGCTAGGTAAGATTTACCACTCATAGTTTCACCATAAATAAAATAGTTGCGTGGTGTATCCTTTGGTACTTGTGGTTTATTTTCTGGTAATTTAAAATTCATTTTATTCCTCCGTTTTTGTTATACTAAATCTATCAACTTATAAAAGGAGATAGGTTATGACTTTTAAAAAATATCTTGTCAGAGCCAGTAACCGTAATATCTATGACGATGGTAACGACTTTGATTTTGAAGCCATATTCGCAAAAGAAGTTTTACGTTATGCTCACGACAAAGAACTTGAAACTAAAGACGGCTTTTTCCATCATCTAAAAATCATGAATGCCGAACCTTGGTTTATTGCACTTGCTCACTCAATTTATCAAGATTACGAGAAATCATTAAAAGATGCTCGCTGATAGACAATGTTTGTCTCTGATAAGGCGGTCTAAATTGTTCTCCGCCGTTTTTAACTACTTGGATAATCTTTTCCAAGTAGTTTTTTTCTCTTTCTAAAGCTACCTCTAAAGCCGAAATATCCATCTTTTCATGCCTCCTTGTAATAAAATTCAATCACGTTTACATCGTGTTGTTGTCTACTTCCTGTTATTCGCCATAACAATTGGCGGTAATCGTCATATTCCCCTGAGTTTTCTTCAACGGGATCTAGAACAACGATTGTTTGATATTTGTGCTGCAAGCCATCAACACCGACTCCAAGAACCTGGTTTGTAGCAACTACTACCTTTTTATCAAGTCCTTCTTGAACGTCCCCTGTCCAGATTCCAATGTGAGGATGTCGTTCTTTGATGACTTTTACAATCTGTTTCGACTTGCTGACAATCAGCATGTCGTGTGGTGCTCTTTTGATTAATCCATCGAGTTTTAGCATTAGTGGAGTATCAGCATTCACTGGTTTGATTTTCGGAAAATCAACTTCCACTCCGGCTTGATTGAGGTATCTTTCAAACGTGTTTCGTCCAAAAGATTGTTTCGCCATCGCTGTTTCGTCTTTTACAGTCACAAGATTTAATTTTCTAAACTTGTCCAACATATCTGGATTACCAGGTTCAACAGTTACTGGGTAAAATTTAATTTCGTAACCGTTATTCTCAACAGCATTTTCGATTTCTTCGATTTCTTCCCATCTAAAGAAGTTTGGAAGATTATTTACGTAGCGTTCATAGTCTCTAAAATCCTCCCATTTTTCTTTCGAATAAGTGAATGGATCATAAACCATTTTTCCGTGTGCTTTTTGCCAATCAAATTTATTATTCGGATTCGCAAAACCAAAAATAGTTTTTTCGAGAGGGTAGAAATTTTGTCCTTTTTTTCGAATTGGAGTAGCTGAAAGACCTATCGTGTATTTACGCTTTATTTTGCGATATAAAGCCACTTGATTATCGGATGACATATTCTGCCACTCATCAATAATCAACACATCACAGTTAAATTTTGAGCCTTTTTTTAGCCTATTTTGAATACTACGGTCAGTTGAGATAATAAACTCAACCTCTGAATCAAAATTCATTTTTTTGATGGCATCTTTCCAACCTTCAAGAATCGAAAGACGATTGTTTGTGATGATGATTTTCTTAGCGTTTTTCTCTTTTGCAATAGCTAGCGCACAGATAGTTTTACCCCTGCCACCGAGAGCTTCAAGGAAGATTCCGTATGTTGGCCGTTTGCTTCTTTCAATTGCTTCAGATTGCCACTTTCTTAGTTTTAACGTTATACTCGTTCACCACCTTGCCTATATCATCGATAACTTCCTTAATATCGTTTCTCATCGCCCAAAACAATCCGAGTCTTGCCGCTGCACGTACATCTTGGTGATGGCTCTTTTCAAATTTCCACAATCCAAGTCGCTTTAGTAATTCATTCGGGATATCTGATTGGTAACCTGCGTTGCGTTGTAAAACAGATTCTGGAAAAAGAACTTGAAACAAAGCGACATTTTCTAGAACTGAATTATCCTTTGATTTGTCGTTGTCTCTAGCTTCAAATTTCTCAATTACAACTACATCCGCATCTAGGAAGCGACCGACCTCTTCAAACCAATTGCGGATATCCTGAACTTTTGCTGAAGGTACGACCCAATGATTTACTAGCTTGGCATTATCAAGTAACACGATTCCGTTTGTACTACCTGAAACCTTTGCGCTCCCAGGGTCAATTGCTAGAATTCTCATCGTTCAACTTCTCCTTCATAGCCTGCCATATCAAATAAGTTATTTTTGTTGTTTTCAACAAACTTCCAGAACGTTTTTAATTCTCTGTAATAACTGATTGCAAATGATACATCACTTTCAGACGTGAACTCATCCATATATTTAGGTTTTGCAAAAATGTTTAATTGATATCTTTTTCCAAAGAGTTCACCGTCTTCATCCAAGGTTGGGTCAATTGTTTCTTCAAAACTAACTTGGATATTGAATGGTAGAAATGTAAAGATTTCAATTTTGTGTTTAGAGATTTCAATTGATATATTATCTGTTACTGAAATTTTGTTTTTCATTATCGAATTCTCAATCCTTCCGTTTGTTTTAATTCAGCTCCTGGAACTTCAACCCCAGTTTTAAGAACGTCCTTCAATGCTGTTTTATCCACTTTTGGTGGTTGTGGAATTAGAAAATCTTTTGGAAGAATATTTTCATCAATAATATTCACGCTTGCTGGGTTCTTTTGAATTGAGAAGTTAAACATTCCTGATTTGAATTTAGTTTTCCCAGTTAGTTTCATGTTGTCTTCTAAATACGTTTTTAACCATTTAACTTTATTCTCAGTAGCTTGACGTTTTGTTTTTAAACGGTCCTCTTCTTCTTTATAAGCTGATACATCAGATTCGAGATTTCGAATAAGCTTTGCAATATTTTCCGCTTTGTTCTCGATAGCATCTTCGATACTATCTAATGTGTCTTTCATTACTTCAGGATCTAAATCCATATTTTGCACTTCTTGAAAAGCAATACTTAATTCATATAAATTCATTTATAAAACATTCCTTTCTGTGTTCCTTGTGGTGCGATGTGGAATGATTTTACGTTTGGGATATTTTGTACTATCGCCACTGCTACATCCTCCACTGTTTTTCCATAATCCATATATTTTTCGAAAATTAGCGGATTTACAAAGTCCGCATCAATGTCTAAAATTACTTTTGATTCTGTTTTTTTAATGATTTCGATACGCTTTTTAATATCTCTTCAACCTCCTCGTAGGTTTTAACTCTTGTTTTTCTTATTTGAGGTTCGTATAGATATACCTCATATGAATCATTCTTCATTCTGATTTGTCCGATGACTTTATCGGCGTATAAAACGTTTTGTAATTTCGAATCCAGTAAGTCATCGTTTAAATACACATCTTCCATTTGTTCACCTTCAATCTAGTTTGTTGATTTTAACTGTCATTCATTCATCCCCCACTCTTCTTTGTTATCTTTGATAACTTCGGACATTGGTGTTCCTGTTTCTCTTGCAAAGAGCACTATTTTGAGTATTACTTCAAGTGATTCTATGATATTGAAATCAGCATTCTCATATTCTTGAACTGTTTCTAAGATTTTGAGAACGAATTCTTGTTCTTTTTTAGTTGTTTCGTTCATTTGTTTGATTTCTCCTTATTTTATTTTTATAATGTAGTTGGTTATTTTAGAAAGTCGGTGATTCTTTCATCGACTTTTTTCTTGTTATATTCTTCGATATCTTCTTGCATACTATCTCTTAATTTTTTTAAAGATTCTTTATCAAATTTCATTCCAATAAGTTTTCCCAGCGTGAAACTTTTTACTAAACCGTTTAATACTTTGATACATTCGTCAAAATTTAGTTCGCTCCAATACAAGACATCTAACACATTTTTAGATGTAACACACTTTTCAAAAACTTCTTCATTCAATTCAACTCTAAACATTATTTATTTTCCTCCTTTAATTTTTCTTGAAAATCGGGGTCCACGTATTGCCCACTTCTTATCAAATTCACTTTTGTTTCGTGATGTTCAACCGCCTTTCCGACGAACAACAACACCATCAATGCCATCACTAGAAATGCAACAATGCATCCAAATGTGATTCCAAGTCCTTTGAAATATCAAGCTAAGAACTTCTTGAATGGTACTGTGTTCTTTAGTCTTTCTTCCGTTCTCATGCCAATCTCCTTTCAAATTCTGTTCTTGTCATCTTCGTTCCGTATCGATTCGCCCAATTGATTCCTTCAAGTTCGAGGAATCTTTCGAACAATTCGATGTTGATGTTTACATCGTTTCGTGAGATCCGTACATAAGCATCAGCATATTCGCTCGCTTTGATTCGACTCACGATTGTCTTCCATTTGGATTCCGTGTTGTATCTTGGATACATTTCTTGGAATTCTTTTTTTGAAATAATCTTCTTACTCATGGTTCCTCCTTTACTTCGTTACCTCTTTCATTAGTTTGTTAGCTTCTTTGATTAACAAACGCATTGTGTTACTATCTGTTTCTTTCTCAGCAGCTCTCGTTAACATATCCACCCATTCCCGTCTGGTTTCGTTCTTCCACTCAACTAACTCAGTTAGTAAAATGTCTTTTTCGAAGTAGGTTGAGTAGTCTAGAGAGCCATCTTCTAATCGAATACATCTCCCAGTTTTTAAGTCTCTACAAACATTAGTTCGAACAGTACTGTTGGTTGTTTTGACTGCTTCCGCAACTTCGTCATAGGTAGCAGAAGGATTTTTCTTGAAATATTCCCTAATTTGTTCTGCGTGTGTCATGGTTTAAACTCCTTTCGTTTTTTTGCGTTGGCATTCGTATCGTCTTCTTTTTTTTAAAAAACATTCCTTATTTGTGAAACAAGTGTTATAATATCCTTGCCTACCCCATTTAAAATCCTTGTAGGCAGAGAGGATGATGATGATGAAAATATTATTGTCAGAATTTTTGAAAGGTACTGTGTCTCAATAAATAAGTATATATTTTCTGGTCTGACTGCCAGCGCCGACAAACAAGAGTCGATAAAATTGGTACGAGAGGTACGCCCTCTCCAGGTCTTTATTCTTATTTATGGCAACTGCAGTGTCAGGGACGATACTGGCGAAGTGTTGCTGGTTACCGCTATTAACTTGAGCAGAACAATTTCCGTAGCGTGTCTTATATAGCGGATAAGACACGTTTTTTTATTTAAAAAGTTCATTCAAATTAATATCCTCTCCGTAGAAATTTTTTAACTTCTTCAACACTTTGTAACTAGGCTTCATAAAATCATTTTCGATTTTCACGTAATACGATTTACTGATTCCTAACTCTTTCGCCAATTGTTCGTGCGTTAAGCCACGTTCTTGGCGAAGTTTTTTTAGCATGTTCTTTCCTCCTTTCACGTTTTCATATTGTTACCATTCGTTTTCAGACTTATAATGTGTCTGAAGGGAGGTGATAACAATGACCGAAATTTATGCTTGCCTCTGTGGAAATTGGGTGAACTTATCTGCTGATACTGATTGTGTAATGGGGCCAAACATGGCAAGCCCTTACGTTTGGTGGGAAGAAAATGCCGAACTCTACTCACCAATTACTAAACCTAAGGCAGATACTATGTACTGCCAAGATTACATTTACATCAACTATCGCGGTGCGGATTATCGTATCCACCCTATTTTTATACAAGTCGTCTCTAGATAAATCTTTTTAATTTGTCTGAGATAGCTGCTAAATCTGAGTCGTCCAGTTTTAATTGGTCGGCTTTTTGGTTTAGTCTTTCGTCAACAGCTTGATTTAATTCGTGCCATTCTCTTTTTGTGAATTTGCTTCTGAATTTTAGAAACTCTTTTATTTCCGTTTTTTTATCCATTCCAATTCCTCCTTTCCTATCCTTTAGCATCCATTGATAAAGTTTCCGTTTTGGTTACTTCCTTGGCAAAAAAATTTTGTCCATTCTTTCATTGAAATAACGACTTAAGAAGAACATTTCATCTTGTGTAAATTCATTCTTTCCTAATTCTTTATTTCGGTAAGACAATTCAGAAATGCCCAATTCTTTAGCTATTTCTTTTTGAGTTAAACCTTTAGCTTTTCTCAATCCGTATAAAGTTGTTTGCAATATTTATCACCTCCGCTAATATATTATAACCATTTTGGTTACTTATAAATAAAAAAATATTGTTTTTTTGTAGAGAGCCTGCTGTAGGCTCTCTAATGTTTATTATCGTCCCTACTAATCCACAGGAATACTAGTAGGCAAAATAAGAATGCACTTATACCATGTAGCATAATATCCTCATTCATGATATACTAGCACCGAGGAGCTTAGCTCCTCGAGCTAGAACAGCTGAACAGCTTTTAATTTCTCTTATGCTTGCGTGCTTTTCGAGAATTGTTAGGCTGTTCTTTTTGTTTGCAAACTTTTATCAAGCTTGCAACTCCTACTAGGAATGTTCCTAGTGCTGTTAGAAGTTCGCTAACTTCCTTCATCATGCTCTCCTTTCTGCTTAGTTAAGGTCTTAATCAACCTTACAAACTTATTATATAACCGTTTTGGTTACTTGTCAATAATTTTCTTACTAAAAAATAAAAAAAGTTTCTATTTTGGTTACTTTATGTTATTATTTAATCAGAAATGAGGTGTGTATCTATGGAATTAAAACATTATATAGGTGCTAAAATAAAAGAATATAGAAAAGATAATAATATGACTCAGCAAGATTTAGCGGACAGATTAAACACGACTAAACAAACTATAGGTCGTTATGAAAAAGGTGCTAGAAAAGTTAATCAAGATATACTTTTTAAATTATGCGATATATTCCATGTTACTTTAGATGATTTCTTCCCTACAGATACTATCGATAATTATGGTCAGGAAGACACATTACTCAATCAAATTACAGATATCACTGCACAGCTCACTCTTTCTCGTCAGAACAACGTCTACGATTTCGCTGTGGAGCAACTAAACGAGCAGAATGGACAAATACATGAAGATAATATAGTTCCTATCGTTTTTGGCCGTCAATCTGCTGCCGGATCCATGATTCATGTGGATGATGTGGATGCTGAAATGGGCGTACTTCCCTCTTCAATCGTCCCCAATGGTGCGAATGAATTGGTTCAAATCACAGGTGATTCGATGGAACCACTCATAAAGAAAGGCTCTGAAGTATATCTAAGATATCAACCAATTGTTGAAGATGGAGAGATTGCTATTGTTAAAATTGAAGATGAGGGAGTTACATGTAAATACTTATTTAGAGATGGTAAAAATATTATTTTAAAATCAGAAAATTCTAAATATGATGATATTGTTGTGGATGCTGAGAAAGTATCAGTGATTGGAAAGGTTCTTTTATAGGAGGCATATTATGTATATAGAAGAACGACAAAGGAAGGATGGCATCAAGTATCGCTATTGTGAGAAGTTCTATGACCCCCGCTTTGATAGATGGCGTTACAAATCAGTTACGTTCAACAACAAGACTCGTGAGACCAAGAAGCGAGCTCAAGAGATACTTGCAAACGCAATTCAAAAAGAGCTTGGGAATACTGTGATAGATAACAGGACGATTCATTCTGTCATAGAAGAATACAAGAAAATATATAAGAAAAATGTGAAACGAACCACATTCTTATCAGTAGAGACACAATACGAGGAATTTGAAAAATTCATTGATTCAAGAAGAATCATCGCTACAATTACAACTCAAGATTTGAATCAATTCTTCGATTTTCTTCTATATCAAAAGAATCTAGCAAATCAAACAACATCTACTTATAAGTCACGCTTGAATAAATTGTTTCAATTCTCTGTTAAAAATGGTTACATCGAAACGAATCCAATTGAATCTTGCATCATCGAGTATAAAGTCCGAACAGAATCTAAGAAGAACCCCAACAAGTTCTTAGAGAATGACGAATACAATCGTTTGATAGAATACACTCGCAAGCTCAATCTAAGATATGCGCTGTTTTTCGAATGGATGTACTTGACAGGGATGCGAGCTGGTGAAGCTCTTGCCCTAACTTGGGACAAAATCGATTTGGATTCAAATCCACCAGTCGCACACGTATCTTCAACGCTAGAATACAAGAAATTGAAAATCAAGGATGTATATGCGAGTACTTCTCCAAAGACGACAGCATCGATTCGTTCTGTCTCGCTTCCAAATAGATGCATCGAGATTCTTGCTAAAATCGAAGAAATAGAAGGCAAAAATCGAGGTTTCATCTTCACGACATCCAAACACACCCCACTGACAATCACAGCTGTAAATGCGTTCCTACGGACACATAGAGAACGTATGGGAATCGACAAGAACATATCAACTCACATATTCAGACACACGCATATCTCGAAGCTTGCTGAGATGGGATTGCCACTCTATTCAATTCAAGCTCGAGTTGGGCACGAGAACAGCCAAGTGACTGAATCTATCTATCTGCATATCACGAAGAAGATGAAAGATGAAGTATATAATGCAATCCAAAATATGTGAAAAGCTTGCTCCCTATTCGCTCCCCAAAACGATTTTCTCCCCAAAATATCAAATCATAGAAAAATAGACAAAAAGAAAAAGCCTTGATATATCAAGGCTTTTCGTGTGTTTATTAACGACGACGTTCTTGGATACGTGCTGCTTTTCCGCGCAAGTTGCGAAGATAATATAATTTAGCACGACGAA